AAAAGACAAAAGGTGCAAATCTCATGTTATATTAAGTTTTTAACGTTTGCTAAATAAAGAATTGAACTATCAAAACTTATTAATGTTATTATATCTGTTGTTGTACCTGTTGATGGAACATATGATGAACCACTTACTTGGTCAACAGATGATGGGAATGTAACTGTAGCACTACCTGTTGTGTTTAATTTAATATTAATAGTTTGACCTGGTTTAATATTAGTTGGTTCAATATGGGTTGCAGAACCACTTACTAATTGTAATGTAAAGAAGTTAGCTTCATTTAAATTTAGAGACGCAGTGTTAGATGATATTGATAAACTATTAACATTACCTTGAACTGAACCTGTTATATTTACTGAACCACTAATAATTAAACTACCTGTAATTGATTGTGAACCAGCTATTGAACCTGTGGTGATTAAACCATTTCTATTACTACCATCAGGTGCGTATGATGCTGATATTGCAAAAGATGCTGTACCTTGTAATGAACCTGTAATACCATTACTAACATTTAATGAACCTGTAACTTCTGTACTATAACCTAATTGAATTGGACTACTTACACCAGACTTTTGAATAATGTTTGTATTTACTCCACCTGTACCACCAATATATAAAGTGTCACTATAATCACTTGAACCAAAATTTGGTTCACCACCTATTCTTAAATTATTTGAACCACTCATTAAACCTATATTACCAGTTCCAAGAAGAATATTATTACTACCTGTTTCAAACGCCGCATATGTTGGTGAAACTATAAAGTTTCCAGTGTCTCCTGAAAATCTACCTGATTGTGATTTTGGAACATTACCAAAAAAGAAGTTCTTATTAGTACCATCAACATACATTACATTCGTTCCTCCTTGTGGATTTAAAATTTGTGCTTGTCCATCATTATTCAATCGTATTGAACCTGATTGTATAGTTAAAGCACCTGCGTTTCCTGTTATAGTTAAACCATTTGCCGCTCCTGATATAGTAACTGAACCTGTGTTTGATTGTGCTCCATTAACTGATAATGAACCTGTTATTGATTGACTACCACCTGCTGAACCTGTGGTGATTAAACCATTTCTATCACCACTAACAGCAACACCATTCAATAATAATGAACCTGATATATTAACTGAACCTGTAAAGTTTGAGTTATTATTATTATCAATTCTTAAAGCGTTTCTTCTATTACCATCACTTGTTCCTGTTCCCACCACAAATACTGTGTCTTGTGAACTTTCTTGTAATGAACCTGTTGCGTTATATCTACCAACCATTACTGTACCACCAACTGTTGTTGATGTGTGTGATGCTGAAACAATTAAGTTTTGACCTAATAACGCTGTCGCTGTTAAATGACCACCTGTTGAAGTTGAATAATCTGAATTGACCCTGTTACCTGTACCAAATATTGTATTATCTTGAAACTGTCTTCTATTAGCACTATTTGAACCTGAAACTGTAATTACGTTTGATGAACCACCAAATGTATTACGGTTAAGGTTTATGTTATTTACCGCAGTTGAAACTGATGATGAATATTGATTTGAAACTGTTACACCACCACCAACGTTTTGGAAGTATTGTATTGATGAACTTATTTGGTTTAATGTTGTTGTACCATTACCAAATAAATTAGATTGTATTACATTGTTTGCACTTAATGTTGTTGTATTTGCGTTTGTTGTTATACCACCACCACCAATAATATTAGCAGTCATACTTAAACTACCTGACTGATGACTTATTGTTGCACCACCAATATTAACGTTATTACTAAAATTTGGGACAGCTAATGAACTTGTTGTAAAGTTTAAAAATAAAAAAGTATTTAAATTGTTATTATTTACAGTAGGACTTACTAATGATGCAGTGTTTAATGTTGGATAAGTATTACCAATATTACTACCACCTAAATAACCATATGTTCCTTGATTTATAGTGTTAGTTCTTCCATTCTGTACCATAATATTATTACTACCTGATATAACTATTGAACCTGTTAAGAGTGCTGAAGTTGGTCCTGCACCACCGAATATAAGATTGGATTGTGAAACCGGTGATGATGATGAAATATAAAGTGGAACCGAACCACTTAATGACGCTTCAGTTCTTATTTGAATTAAACCACCATTAACTGTATTACCAACCAATGAACCTGATATAACCGTATTACCTAATATTAAACTACCTGTAATTTGTTGTGTGTCTGTTACTGAACCTGTTGTTATAAGTCCTGTTCTATTTAAGTCAGCGGGTGATGTTCCACTGGTTCCTGATGTTCCTGAACTACCTGATGTTCCTGATGGTAATTGACCTACAATAAATAATATATTTTCACCACCTGTAAATTGATGTGTAAAATCAACTAATGTAATAGGGAAAGTCCAATAAGTATTTGGTGCTGATTCAACACCTGTTCCAACTACCCACTTTTGATATTGAGTTGAATCGTTTTGGTCTTGAATAATAATTGTTGAACCTGATGGTATTAATCCTAATAATACATCTACATCATTATTATCCCTATCTAAATGTGAAACGTTAATTTCTGTTGCACCTGATTGTGTTGCGTTATTCCAAATAATATTTGTATTACCAGGGTTTCCTGATTGAATATTAACTCTTGCGTTGTACGGGAATAAATTAACTGATTGTCCTGATGTACCATCCGTACCTGAACTTCCACTTGTTCCTGATGTACCATCCGTACCTGAACTTCCACTTGTTCCTGATGTACCATCCGTACCTGAACTTCCACTTGTTCCGTCTGTACCATCTGTTCCATTAGAACCTGATGTTCCACTCGTTCCATCACTACCATTACTTCCTGATGTTCCGTTTGTACCACTTGTTCCATCTGTGCCATCACTTCCACTAGTACCTGATGTGCCACTTGTTCCGTTTGTGATTGGGACATTGTTTATAAAGAATGAACCTGATATGTTCACTTCAGTTAAACTCATTTGTAATGGACTATTACTTCCATCACCCGTTTGTATTGTTTGTAATGTATTAGTTAATCCTTGTGTACTATCAGTCATCTTTAATAGACCTTGAAAGGAACTACTGACGTATAAATTATTTAATTGACCCATGTTATATTAATATTTTTTTGTTTGTTTTATACTTTTCTCCATATTTTTGATATTGTGTTCCATAATTCTGCCAACTCATACCATTTCTTATTTTGTGTTACAAATGGTAATTCAGGAAGAACACATCTATTATAATCAAATGGTTGTGTTAATTGTAAGTTCATTGTCCATCCTCCCAATACCGTTTCAAACCTTTCAAGGAATGGTTCACAAGTTGCGTTCCATTCTGACTCATACTCACTCAAATACAATACTGTAAATATATCCTTACAAATTTCTAACCCATCGTTCATCACATCTCGTTGATTTGAATAGTCATCTTCAATTACATCAGTTATTATTACTTGAAAGTTATATATCAATTCATTCTGTGCCAGTGTTGTTTGACCTGGTACAATCCACATCCTCGTATATAATGGTTCTTTCTTGGTCTCAATATCCATTGTTAATTGTGTAACATCACCAAATCCATAAGAGTTAATCTGTTCGTGTGCTCTTGCAATCTCTTTTAAATCATCCAATATTAATTTGTAATTAACTTCATTAACTGATGTTGGTAATGTTAATCCTGATATTGGTAATACACAAGTATTATAATCAAACGGTTGTTCTATTGTGATGTTCAAGGTCCATCCACCTAATAGTGTCTCATATCTTTCCAAGAATGGTTCAGCAGGACTATTCCATAATGGTTCATAATCTATACTGAATCCACCAAATGTTGCTGTATATGATTGATATAGAATGGTCCATACATCTTTAACCGTTTCCAATGTGTCAGACATAACATCTTCTTGATTGGATAGGTCAGCATTAATAATATCACATATGATAATAGAGAAATTATAGTCCAATCTATTCTGTGCTAATACAGTTTGACCTGGTACCACATACATTTTCATATATACAGGTTCCTGTTTGGTCTCTATATCCATTGTAAGTTGGGTAATATCACCATAACCAAAAGAATTAATCTGTGGGTTATAATAAGCTATACCACTTAAATCCTGAATAATCTGTTTATAATTGACTGGCATATTGATTATACATTTTTAAACCTTCTTCTACTGTATTAACAATACCTAACTGTAGATGTTTCTTTTTATTTTTATCCCAAAATCTTACTCTAAATCTATCACCATATTTTTCTAATTTCTTTCCACCGTGATAATGTAATACATTATTTAATTGTGTACACCATTCTAAATTATCAACATTATTATCTAATTTATTACCGTTTTTATGGTTTATTACTGTATAATTATTTGGATTTGATATATATGTTTTAGCAACAAGTTGATGTATATATATTTGTTTCCCACTTAAATTCACCTGTAAATAACCTCTATTTGTTAAACGAGGTTTAAGTAATTTGTTTCTTCTAATTGAGAAGACACTTCCATCGGTATTTATTTTGTAGTTCACCATATTAGTAAATATAAAAAAACCAAAAGCGTATTATGAATTACGAGCTTGTTTCATAATTCTTTCTTGCTCTTGGTCGTAGTTTATTAAATAGGATAGTTGGTTTAGAACTTCCACCACCGTTTTTTCGTAGATGTACTCGTGTTTTGTAAAATCATTTGAAGCCAATCTATTGACGACAACGAACCAACCATAGACCGATTGAAAAGAGCGGCTATTATTATCTTCCTCAAACTCCATACGAGCTTTATCCTCGTCCATATTGGCAATGTCTTGATCGAAGACAGCTGGAAATAATTTGAATATCTGTTTGCGTAATTGATAAAAAAAAACTGTGCCGATAATATGACACCAACATCTAATTTATTCTTAAACAGTTCAGCCCGTTTCTGCATGTTCTTCACATCATATTTCTCAATATCAAAATCATGATGGGACCTTTCACTTATAATTGGTCTATACATTATTGCTGCAAGAATGTGTAACATATCTAATACCTCATCTTCTTTCTTGGTACTGATTGTGTCCATATCCACATATTCTGCAAACGATAGGTCCTCCCACTTGGGGAAGAACCCATAATGAACACCATCCAATTCAAACCTATCTTGAAACTTGGGTCTTTCTGTTGGTATTAGTTTTAATATTTCTGTTGCTAAATAATTAACCTTCTCAAAATCTGTCTCCAATAAATCCTCAACTGGTGCTCCTGTATC